CTGCATTGCCTTGAGGCATCGTTGAGTTCGCGGCAGCACTATTTATATTCTGTGAATTTCTACCTATTGTTATTAAACCGGAGCCGACGTTCTTCACAATGACCGTATGTCCGGCGCTCGGGCCTGAAGGTAAAGTAATTGTAAATGCTGACGAAGAGTTGCAAATTAGCTGGTCTTTAGTGACGGCGGTGTAGCCGCTGGTCTTAATTGCCCATGCGTTGTAAGCGCCACCTGATGTAATGTAACCAGCACCGTTCGTGAGCTGATTGTTGTTAGTAATATAGTTGGCGTTAGTGGCGATACCTGATAATTTACTGTTTAACGCCGACGTAAAGTTTATTTGTGTAAGACCGCCATTGCCTACTGAGTAAGTTGTATTAGTTGTTACATAGCCAGCGCCGTTCGACAATTGATTGTTGTTAGTAATGTAATTTGCATTAGTGGCAATAGTGTCTAGCTTAGTACCATCACCAGAAACGTTTCTGCCATCGACTGTGCCAGTTAGCGTTAGATTTCCAGCGTTTGTAATCGTTGCTTTCACAGAATTGCTTGAGAGAAACTCGGTACTACCTCCATCCGTGTGTCTGAGGCACCAATCCTCTCCACTGTCAAGAAGACCTATCTGATTAGAGTTGTTAGCGTAAATTGCACCTCGTACAGTGCCATTATGCTCATCTCTAAATCTAATGCCATTTGCAGAAGAGCCACCGGCTACATTCCACCAATCATCATGGTCAGAATACCAATGTTGCCCCGTACTTTGGTTATACAGTCCCGTGCCAGACTGGTTGTTTCGAAGCCAACTACTTACATAAACATCCGCGACACTCACGGTCGAGGGTAGACTGTAATTATTAGCACTCGCAGCTATTCCATTTAATTTAGAATGGTCTGCATTCGTAAAGTTGTTTTGTGAGAGTCCACCATCACCAACTGAATAAGTTGTATTAGTTGTTACATAACCAGCGCCGTTCGACAATTGATTGTTATTAGTAATGTAATTAGCACTAGTAGCAATACCGTCTAACTTATTCTTTAGAGTAGTAGTAAAGTTCTGCTGAGTTAATCCACCGGCTCCAACTGCAATAGCAGAAGTATAATGAGGGGCTGCGGTATTTGTAGCACTCGCAGCTATTCCATCTAACTTAGTACCGTCTGTTGCTACGTCACGACCATCAAATGTAGAGTTAGTAGTGATGGCACCGGTCATAGCACCACCAGACTTAGGAAGCTTAGTACCTAACGCTGTAGTTAATGTAGTGTTGTAATTAGCATCGTCATTGATTGCCGCCGCTAATTCATTCAAATCATTTAATGTACTTGGAGCACCACCAATGAGAGTAGTAATCTTATCTGTAACATAAGCTGTTGTTGCTATCTTAGTACTATCATCACTTTCAGCTGTTGTTGTTGCTGTATCTAATCTAGCCGCTACAACTGTTCCAGTAAGGTTAGCCGCTGGTAAATCAATACCAAGACCTTCTATATCAGATTTTGTTTGATCAGCTGTAGCAGAAGTTTCTATAGTATCTAACTTAGTACCATCAGTAGCTACATCTCTAGTATCAAAAGTAGAGTTAGTAGTGATAGCACCGGTCATTGCTCCACCAGCTTTAGGGAGTGCTGCATTAGCTGTAGTAGTAGTAGACGCTACTGCAAAAGCGGACGCTTGCTGCCCATCCAACAAATCTGCGTCTAAGCCAGAGCCTGAACCGTCTACTGTCTTTATAGAGGTTAATATCTGAGCTGCGGTTTGATCTGCTGTTGCACTTCCCTCAATACCGTCCAATTTATTCTTTAGAGTAGTGGTGAAGTTCTGCTGTGTTAATCCACCAGCACCGACAGCAATAGCAGAAGTATAATGAGGAGCAGCTGTATTTGTTGCACTTGCAGCTATACCGTCGAGCTTAGTTCCATCAGTCGCAACATCACGCCCATCTACAGTACCAGTTACACCAATATTTCCGCCTACGGCCAGGGCCGTGAGTGTTCCTACAGAGGTGATGTTAGATTGAGCTGCACCTGTGACTGTTGCAGCAGACCCAGATACATTACCCGTGACATTGCCCGTCAATGGACCTGCAAAAGCAGCAGCCGTAGCCGTTCCCGATACATCTAGAGCAGCATTGAGATCGACAGTCGTGGCTGCAAGCTGTATCTCTTGGTCAGCGACGATATCGAGCTGTCCGTCTGTAGAGCTGTGAATAAAAACCTGGCTGTCTCGGAATATCAGCTTATCGTCAGTACTCGCCACCATATCGGTGCCACTAGTGGAACTACCAGCGCCGAGAACTGCTGCAAGCGTGGCACTAGTAGCAATTTCGGTAAGTCCAGTCGCCGTTATTCGAAGCTCAAACGCATCGCCAGAGGCAAAAGCCGAAGCAGAAGTACCCTCCTGCGCTCGAACAACGGTTAAGCTTGTGCCAGATATTGCCGTTACTTTTACAATTTCTTGTGTAAGCGGCGACTCTTTTTGCAAAGTGCAGTAAGCGTAATCACCAGCTCCAAGCGACGGAAATCCCGTCGCGCTAGTAATAGCAATAGTCGTAACGCTGCTGTTGATCGAACCACTGATGGTTGTCTCAAAATTATTCGCGAACTTAACACCCATCGCAATTTCTCCTTACGATGCAGTAATAACCCAGGTGATCGACATTTGGTCCGACGAGGCTTTTGAAACCACTGAAAAAACAGTTCGACACAACAAAGTGCCAGCACTTGATGCGTTAAAAATACCGCTCTCCGTGATTGATCCAGTTCCACTCCCTGCGGCAAAGGTTCCCACGTAGGTTACTGTATTTGTCGCAACGGTTGTTGACGTGAGCGCAACACGCGCTGCCTCTGTGCCAAGTGCAGTGTCCCCCGCTGCTGCGGCAGTACTACCAGTACCAATCGCGATATGTGACATCGCGGTTGCCGTAGCGTCTTTCATGCGAGAGGCGACATAGTTTTTCCCTGTAGTAACTACAAGATTTGGAATCTCCTGCACCACTTCTCCGTTAATCGAAACAGAGAGATGACCAGTGAGTTTTAAAGATGAGTCGAACATTGTTTTGTTCCTCTTGATTACGAGCTATTAAAAGTAAAGGTGTTTAGGGCTGAAGTATTGAGTACTGCGTGGTTCTGTCTTTCTAAAACGTGAGTGAAACTATCGTTAAACCCGAAAACGTTTGTCTTGTTGAGGATTGCGGTGTTCGTGTGAGTTTCAAGATCATCGAGGCTAAAAGCGTCAGTGAAAGTACGGCTGTATGTACCAACGCGACTAAATGATTCTCCTACACTCAAACTGTCACTGAGTGATTTTTCAGCTGTAAGAGCTTGCGTGTCTGATAATGACGTTGCGTCAGTGAGACTGCGGCTGTATATAGCTGTGCGAGAAAATGATTCTCCTACACTTAAACTGTCACTTAGTGATTTTTCAGCTGTAAGAGATTGCGTGTCTGATAATGGCGTTGCGTCAGTGAGATTACGGTTGTATATAGCTGTGCGAGAAAATGATTCTCCTACACTAAAGCTGTCACTTAGTGGTTTTTCAGCTGTAATAGCTTGCGTATCTGATAATGACGTTGCGTCTGCCTTCGACAAAGAAACTGCCATTGACAGAAGCTCTGAAACAGACAGAGTCTCTGTGAGTCCCTTTCCTACAGCGAGGACTGATACATCTGAAATAGCATAAGAGTCTGCGAACGCTCGCTGAATGAGCAACAAAACTTCTACGCTATCGGACACTGATAACGCTTCACTGATTTGCTTCTGTAGACTGAGTTGCTGACTATCACTGAGTGTTACGCTGTCAGGGTCTGCAATCTTTGATAAAGAAAAAGCTGCACTGTCTGAAAAACTAACTGCGTCACCATCAAAAAACTGATTTATTGAATAGTAATTAAGATCTAGGCTTGTGGCTTTTAACTCCGTCCACGTAATCTCACCGCGCGCAAATTGATAAGCGACAGCTGCTTTTACGTTGACATAAGTTACGCCTACCTTTTTAGACATTAGTCGAAGTCACTCCTGACTTTCAGCTTGACGAGGTCATGAACCGTTTGAATACCGCCGTTAGCGAAAGTGATCTCTATCTCACCCTCAAACGTACCGGCAGTATCTAACGTGCCAGTAGGAAAATTAGTCGTTACTTGTCCAGCCGCCGCATTAGTTATCGTGCAATTCAAAGTGCTCTTAACGGTTGTGCCACCCAGTTCTCGCAGGCGAAACTTTACAACGCCGCCCGTGACATTTATTGGTGCCCAGGTATCGCTGTTATTTAGGTCAAGCGTCTGCCCAGCCGCTGCTGCGTGACTGTTCTTTAGAGTAAACGTCAGCTCTGGCAGAGTATCGCCAGTCACTAAGTTCAAAGTTTCTGAATACGCCATTTCGAGTACCTATAGGTCTTTCAATTATATTAGTCCCGCTATTATTTATCCAGTCTTTAATAGCACCAAAGGACAGGTGTTGTTTCCCGTATGTCAACATGGATAAAAGTCCTTGCTACCCCGATCCCTGTGAAGCCTAGTTCTAAAGCGTTTTTGACCAAGAGAATCCGCTGCGCGCCACCCTGTACCGCTATATCAGCTGCGATCCCCTGTGCATGGGTGCCTGGATTTTGCTTCCGTTTTTCTATGCTATGCTCTTTTGACCTGTAGCCAGATGTGATCTTGAACGAAAAACCACAGGCTTCACGCAGCTTGTCTAGTTCGTGGACAAAGTCTTCCGAAATTTCGTTACCCCCTGTTTCCTGACAATCGAACTCATCTAACCGAAAATACTTAAACATTAAGGTTCTCCGTTAAAGTAATACATAACGGAGGCCAAAATGGCTGCCCAGATGGAGGCAACGATCCCCTGCCCCACTTTGAGAATTTGGGAGTTCGTTGCTAGCGTTTCTGCCACGTCTTCGATCTTTTTTTCGTTCTCGTCGAGCCGGAATTCATGGCGTTTGAGACGGGCGTTCTGCCCATTGATCTGCTCTTCCACCACAGCAATAGTGGTCAGCACTTCTGTAAGTCGATCAATCTTTACCTCAAGGCGGTCAAATCTTCGGTTTATTTCGCTATCACTCATCACAGCAACCCCGTCGGTGATATTCTGTTCTCTACCGTACTGCGAACACCTTCAGTAAAAGCACGATGGATAGTCTCTGCTGTTGGGCCAGCAATAACCGCTGCAGCACCATCTAAGCCTCGTCCCCACTCCATAGACTTCATAGCTTGTGAACCAATTGTTATCCAGCCTGCTGCATAGGAGCGATCAAAAGAAGCCCCAAAATATTGCGACCAAGTAAGATCATCTGTACGGAAATAATTCTTTGCTTCATGGTCAATGCCAGGAATAGCCCACGCTAAACCAAACTTCGCATATTCACGTAGCTCCATGCCAAGCATAGCTAATGGCATAGTGGCTACGCCCATGAGCGCAAATACCCCCGCTGCACCAGTCATAGCTGCGTAAGTATTTACATCTTTTCCTGATGTGCCTTCTAACCTAGCTGCAGCCTCACGCTTCGCCCCCGCAAGCATCACTTTGCCATAGCTAAAGAAGAACCCTTTAAGCTGCCACGCCAACGCCCAACGAGGGTCAGAAGCCCACAAAGGGCGCTCTGCTGCGTTCGGACGAAGCGTTGATGATTCAACAAACCGCTGTAGAGCTAAGCGAACTTTCCTGCCTTCGGGAGTATCAAAGTCTTGTTTAGTTCTGTTCCAAGTCTGCACTTCTTCAGCAGTTACACCAAGCTCCTTCAACCATCTTGCAGAGAAGGCTTTAGTGGTTTGTGGGTTGCTATGGTTAAGCAGGAACTTGACGCCCATGTTTGCAGAGAACTCACGGGTGAATTTAGTAAACGTATCTAGCCCTATAACCCTGAAAAAACCATTGGTAAACTTACGAGCATTGTCGCCCATCCACTCAAGCTCAGACTGAGACATCATGGAATTAGCAACTGATTGACTGGTCACTACACCAATATCTTCTGCGAGCGAGCGAGCTTCTGCGCGATTTCGAACAGTATTTAAAATTTCCTTAAAACCAACCTGAAGCGCACCAAATTCTTTACTAACAATTACCGGCCCAGCAAGTTCTGGTAACGATCCTAAAACTGCAAGAGGTAAAATTGCAACAATCTGTACAACAGTACCTATACTATTTGCTGCCTGCCAATACGGAGGTAGCGGTCCATCGGTATAACCTAGATACTTATGTACAATCTTTTCGGCTTCATCTCTCTGTGCTGGAGTTAGTTTTTTAAGCTCTTCTTCATAAATACTATTGCCCTTATTGTCTTTAGTATGACGGTTCCACTCAACACGCTTAACTACGTGGTTCAGATAACGCAACAACGCAACATCTGGATCTTCAAGGAACTCAGCCAATTTCGCACGATCCATATTCCTCGTAAGTTCGATGACCTTCTCAACGCTTTTCGCTGGGTCTGTCTCCTTGACAGTAATTGGCTTGCCTTGCATTACAGTCTGTTGGTAGTTAACCAGATTGCTCACTGCCGTTTTTATCTTTTCAGGGTCAGCTTCAGGGTCTTCTTGGAGCAAAAGTGCTACAAAACCTTCTGGATTGCTTTCAACCTCAGACAGTTTTAATACGACAGGTGCGTAGTCACGCTGTCGCCCTATGTCTGTGTTAGAGGGTTCTATATATTCATCATAGATCTTGTCGAACCACTGCCGTATGACTAACGCATCACCATCAAGATCTCTGGTAGGTGTGCTAGTGAATGCCTCGGTGATGGCAGCTTTCACTTCTGGCGAATCAAGTTTCCCGCTAAGTGCGCGCTCTAACTTACTAAACCAAGTATGGGCCTCAAGTGGAGCTGTTTTAAGAAAGCCAAGCTTCGTTCTACCTCTACCAGTAGATTCTTGAGCACGACCATAGAACATGTCAGCCATTTTGTGACTCGCAACCTTACGCAGGCGGGAGTCAGCAGTTACAAGGAAGTTATAAATAGGGGTGAAGTTCTCGCTGCGAATGATCTTTATAGCCTGCTTTTCGATTGCGCCAACAAAACCAGGGCGCTCTTTCTCCATTACTTCAGCCATCTTCCGCACTATTATTTTCTGCTGCATAGTTGCAGCAGAGGCTCCCGAGTTAGTGTTGCCAGTTGTACGGCGTTTAAGCACCTCTGCCATATACCCATCAAAATTAGGGGAATACGCATCTTTACCAAACCGTTTCTGCATCTCTACAGACAGCGCTTTGTGAAAACGTTTCAGCGCTCTCACGACTTTCTGAAAATGCGCCCCAACCAAACCTTTTTCCCGATCTCTCTTGTACTCACTTACCGCCCAAGTAGCTGCCTGATCTGCGTACCATTCTTCAAAACCACGTTGGCCGTTATAAGCAGCCGGTGCGCCCTTCGCATCACGAGCTTTTTGGAAATCCCTAAATAGACGGTTATACAAAACACGGTTCTGCAACGTAGAAGAAAGCTGTTCTTTATATAAAGCATGGCCCAATTCGTGGGACACTATCAATGCTGTATCTAGCGCGTTTCTCCCTACGTCAGCGTCAATTAGTACAATATGTGCATCACCAAAACCAATATACCGACCGCCGCCCTTCGCATCTGCTATCAACTCGCGCGCTACATCTATTACATACTGCGCTACTTTTGGATCACCAAAGTATGCTGCTGCATTCTCTGCTGCAGCCTCGGTTTTTTTCCGTAGTGTAGTAATGTCTGCCCGAATATTGGCTTTACGCGAGTCACTATCTGGGACGTTACTTAATGCAAGGAGCTGCTTCTCTAGATCTGCTAACTTTTTGACACTGGCGCTGTCTAACAGCTCATTCACCGATATGACTGAAATAGGATTTTTAAGCCCTAATGTGCGGCGGGCAATATTCGCAACCTTTGCTGCGAGAGTACCGGCTTTTAGGCCAATCCCTTTTAGATTCCCAACGTTTTCGTGTTCAGGATTAAACGTGTAATCAGGAGAGCCGTCAGTGGTATCTTCAGAGTACTGCATAGACCCCATCGTATCTTCTGACTGATCAGCTACTGGTGTATCAGGAGCCATGTCTTCAGTACGCTCGTTGAACCCGACATTGCGCTCTGCTGCAAACTCTTCGTCAGATAAACGAGTGACATCCATTTCTTTTGTGACGTTGTTCCACGTCAATTTGTTAATAATGTAAGGCTGGCCAGATTCTTCTAGTCTTTCCTGCGCTACTTGCTTATTACCTTCAACAACAACAAATCCGTCTTCATTCACTAGCTGGTACTGTGTATCTTTTGCCAGAGGGTCAATAGGCGTGACGTTCAACAACTTACCAAGCGTTACAACTTTGCCGCCTTCGAAACCTGCTTCCACATCCATCAACGCTAGTAACGGCGGCTTCTTTGGCTCCGTGACAGGAGGGTCAGACTCCAGAATGGGGTTCCCTTCTTTGTCCTTGGGGCGACCATCTAAATATGTCATGTAGGCTTGGAACTTCTGTGCCCACTCTTTTCGTTGTAACTTGAGACGGTCTAACGGGGAGTTTACTCTAGCTTTTGACTCATTAATTTCTGCGAGTGCCTGCTGCATTTCTGCAAGCCGTCCCATTAACTGAGGATCATCTGGGTCTACATCCCACTCTAAAACTGCTTGGGCTATCGCGGCTTCTTCATTACTAATGCTATTAACAAGATCATTCAATTGTTTTAATTGTGCTGAACGGATGCTATATCCGCCGATTCTAATATCGTAACCTTCAGCTATGAGGGCTGACAGAATTTGCAGAGTGCCATTACGCTGCGCTGTTAGGTTGCCACCTTCTGTGAAATTAACACGTTCTTGATTTGAAAATAGGCGTTGCCCGTCTTTGACAAGGTCAACCAGGTTGACAGCTTGTCCGTTTATTGTGACCAGGTCATCTTTAGTTTTATCTACCCAACCTTTCTTAGTAAATTTTTGGCGCGCATAACGGCTTTGTTTAGCTTTCTTTATCACGCCATCAACAAATGCTCTTATCGAGTTAATTGGTTTCGGCTCGCTCTGAACTTCAGGCTTAGTGTCTGGTCTAGGAACATCTTTCAAACCAGATATAATTCGCTCTGCGGTTTTCTTCCCAATTCCTGGTATAGCTCTTATGGCCCCAACGTCGTTATCTGCAACAGCGTTTAATAGCTGCGTGACGGTCATGTTCTTCCGAACGCGCGCTATTATTTTCGAACCAATACCTTTTACTTGGCTCAACAATTCTTGGGTAGTAGTCTCAACCTCTTCTCGGGCATCAATGGTCGCTCGCCTTTCGGCAGCGTCTAATTGAGCCTCTGTCTCGGAGTCAACCAGTGTGTCAGTTCGAGAATCAAAGCTAAAAACATCCGCTTCAGGGCTGACGGTTTGCATAAGTGACCAAGTGCCGTCGTTATTAAGCTGCGGGGAAATGGTGCTACCCCCAGTTTCGTTCTGGGCCTGCGCCGCCTGTCGCATAAATGAATCTGGCATCGTTGCGAACGGACTATCCGGCTCGAAACTTATAGGATCAAACTCGTTCTTGCCCAGCTCCTCCATATCTAAGTCAGAGAAGGCTTCAGAGAACTCTTGCCGCGCTGCAGCAGTTGAATCATATTCAATTGCGGGGTCGCGAGGTATATACTTTTCTTGTCTTCCGACGTTGTTAAATTGCGCTGCTTCCTGAACTTCCACGCCGGGGGCAAACTTATCTACAAGCTCGCCTCTGTTTACGTCGCTGAAATCAGTCGGGTCATCAGGATCAGTTGCGTCAAAAGCGTCAGGGCCATCATCCTCTTGAAATTCAGCACGTACATCATCTGGCACATCTATGTTTCGAACCTGTGGTCCAGATTCGTCTTTAACTAGTCTGGCGCGTTCTTCAAGCGCGGCTTCCACGGACTGCCGCCCTACTGACCCCCCTTCAGGAACCTGCTTTTCAGCGGCAGCCCACGCGGCGGCTAATCCTGCTTCGTTTGTAGCTTCAGCCCAAACGACGCTACCTTTGCCGCCTACTTCGGTAGGTGCCTCTCGTGCTTCAACAACAACATCTGCGTCTACTGGCTTCGTATTGCTATATCCAAGCGCAACCTGCAAAGACGCATCGCTTGCTGCATCGTTAGCAACTGCTTCCGCTACATCGTAGTCTTTTGAAATGATGGTGCCACGGCCAGGAATAAACTTTGTATAAAACCTCTCACCTCCAATTTCTACCTGCTTAACGCTATCAGGAGATGCGTCATACTCTGGCTTGTTACCTGCTATCCACACGCTGTTTCGAGAAGTCTTTGGGTCTGTCAGTGACCTGATCTGCGCATTAATATGGGCCTTGGGTTCTTGGGTCGTAGTACCATCGCCGGTTACACCATACTGCTGCTGTTCAAACTGAGAACCTACCTGTTGCTCGCGAGCACGCTCTATAAACTCGCCAGCTTTTCCAATAACGCCACCAGAAAGTTCTAATGCACCTGTCGCGGTTCGACCCGCTCCAGCCATTGCTCCACCGCCGATAGCACCCGCGAAAAAGGACTCGGCCAAGCGCATAAGGGCATCTTCTTTGGCATAAGTTGGGTCTGCTTCCATGACGCTAGCAACTTGCAAACCTTCCTGTACACCTTCTGTTATGGACTCGCCAACTGTGCCTCGTCCCGTTGCTTTGGCAATTTCTTTCCCTAGCCCCCACAACAGAGAACCAGATCCCGCGACAGCTCGCTCTTTAGCTACCCTCCCCAAGCTATCAAAAATAGCGCCCTGAATAATGCGTTCACCAGTAACACCAAGCACGGCTTGGGGTGCTGCCACTGTCAATGCACGCAACGCAGCCTGCTGAGGAGACAACCCCTCTATATCTAAGTTCTCTCCGAAGTTAGCGCCTGCTTGAAGAGTAAACTCTTCGCCCAACTGACCAACAATAGCCGCTCGTGTTGGTGTTATTGCGCGTGCTGTTTTGCCAAGAGTAGTGCGGCGGGCTAAACGATAAGCGAGTTCTGCTAAGTCTTGTTCGCTTCGAGTCGCCTCTTTTTTTATGCTGCGTTCTATAGAGTCTCTTATGACTTTTTTGGCTACTTGACGGCTAGCAACGGTTAGTACTCCTTTGCCAATCATCCCTACGGCTGCTGCTGCACCACCTGTACCAATCGTAGTCAGTACATAAGGAGCTAACTGACCAGAGGTCTTGAAAATCTGATTGGCTAAACCACCTAGTGTAGGGTTATCTATAAACTCTTCGAAGTTCTCCAGACCTGACATCGACTCCGCGATTCTTCCCTCGCGATCCCGTGCAGTTTGGATGTTAATTGCTGCAGCTTCATCGTCGCCTACAAGCGTATTTACAATTCCTTTGAAGTAATCGGTATCAGTACGAATCCCTGCAAGACCCGCGTCTAAGCCGCGCTCAAAAGTTTCCCCGTAAGACGACGGCGTTACTGCCTTAATAGGCGCTGGTCCAGATGGCCGCATCCACTCGTCGCTATCTTGGCGTCCAGTACGCGCATATAAAGCTGCTACAGGATTAGAACCCGCCGCCCTAACGTCAGTGGGATCAACTTTCGTGTAACCCGCAGGAACTACCTCTTTTTTAGGTAACCCCGCCGTCCTAACGTCAGCAGGCTCAACTTGCGGGTAAACTACAGAGGCTACCTCTTCTTCGGGTAACGCTGCGGCCTGTGTCTCAGCTGCTGGCGCTACGTCCACCTTCGCATACAGATCTTGTATAGGATTTGGTGTTACACCTGCCGTATCGTAAGTAGCGTCTTCTTGAGACATAGACGCCACAAGATCTTCCGCACTACCAGCTGGATTATAAGTAGGCGCACCTTTTACTCTAGTGGGATACGCACCTACTAAACCAGGAGTTCCCGGCGCACCGGCTCTTCGTTCAGGTTGTGGCTGCGGTTTAGATCTGACTGCTGTAGGGGCTGGTGCTGCGTCTGCCCTCGCATAGAGAGCTTGGACAGGGTCTTGGACAGGGTCTTGGACAGGAGCTTGGACAGGAGCTTGGACAGGAGCTTGGACAGAAGCTTGGACGGGGTCTTGGACAGGATCTGACTGAGCCGAGGCATATGCAGAACTACCAATATCAAAATACTCTCGTCCTTTAGTCCCGTTCGCATCTTCGCTTTCCAACCCGCCTTCTATGAGTTTAGTAGCGCCTAAAAGGTGCGCCGCATTGGTAAAAGACACCTTATCTTCTTCTGATGTTTTTTCTGTAAAAAAACCTTTTCTTGTTAGCTCTCGTCGATTGGCTTGATGTTGCTCGACAAACAACTGATCTTGCAGAGCTTCATTAGCTAAGAACGAATCTAGATCAGTAGCGCCCCCTCTCCCCGTCCAATTGTCAGGGTTGTTCATTGCGGTTCTGTTACCTAGTCTTCCAGTTCCTGGCTTCAGCAGTCCTCTATCTTCCAAAGCCAAAGCACCAAACTGGTAACCCCCCGCATAATGTAAGCCATTAATTGCGCTGTAATCACCAGAGGACTCCCGTTGGAGCATGGCCTTTTGAAGTGCTGAATAATTCACTTTACTTTGCTGCCGCCGACTGCCCCTGACGATATGCTTCAAAGGTTCCAAGCTGTCTGCGGAAATCGGTATAGCCTTTATTACCAAACATGTTCTTTACTACTGATGCTGGTATTGTTTCCTCTACCTTTAATCCTGACGATAAGCTTCTGATCGCGAAAGTTTTTGGCGCCCCCCCTTCATCCCTGCTCTCGACATACACTCGGGACATAAACTCGTCGGCCCCATCAATAAATTTAATCTCTCCATCAGCAAGAATATCAGTCCATGAACCATACTCTTCGCTCTCTGCCATTGTTTGAATGGCGATACTATAAGTTCTATTAAGGGCGCTACGAATTTGGTTATATGCGGCTTTGTTTCCAATCCCTTTTAAGCTCTCCAATCGAGATTGCAGCGTACCAACAGCTACATTCAGACCTTTTGCAAACCTTGCTTCGTCATAATCTAGAGCACCCGTCGGGTCGCCTTTATCGTCTAATACATAAACTGATTTGTTTAACTCCTCAAGTACGCCTTCTACCCTAGTTTGCTCCTTTTCGTAGACCGCAAAGCTATTTGCGTCTATCTCTTTTGACAGTGTTGCCCAGCCGCGCTGCGCGTTGCTAGCTCCAGTCGCTGCAGTCAATTGGCCTGTTCTAGAAGTGTTCCTAGCGGTTTCAGCGTTAAAGTCTGCAGTAGCTTGTTTTTGTAAATCAAAACGAGATGCATCTATTCTGCCGCTAGTCCTAACATTGTGTAGTTCTTTTCTAATGTTTTCTCTAGCTTGAGAGTCTGGAGCTATGGTCATTAGCCATGTGTATGCTGCTATCTGCGCTTTTGGGGGTAACTTCACTGGGATATCTGCAGGAGATTCAACCTTAGCTTCCTTAAGTACCGCTGCCAAGTTTGCGTCATCTTGCGGGGTAGTCTGCAATTCACCAGAAGTAGCTTTTTGTTCAATCTCTTCAGGAGACATCGCATCAAGGCCAGCAAAAATACCTGTTTCTAATGCTTGCGCTGCTTTCTTAGCCTCCGCTGACTGGTTTTGTATATCCGAGAGTCCACCCGCTTCAGTACCCAGAAGTGCAGCTCTTTGCGCTTTTAACTCCTCTACTCTCTTGAGCTTTTGGTCCCTTATTCGATTTTGTCTCCCCCCCGTTTTTGACGCAGAAATGCTTATACTTGCTTCTGCCTTTTCAATATCCGCATCTAAAGCAGCTACTTCAGCCCCTGGATCTGGTGCTTTTTCATTTCTCCTCCAGAGAGGGGTGCCGCTAGGCGCTTGACCCGTAGCCTCTGGGGTAGCTCCCGTTTGAGGTTGAGAAGCGTCAACACCCCCCCGCTGTAATGCAGTTTGGAGAATGTCTGGTACTTCTATACCCATCGTCTCTGCTTGGTCGATGAGTATTCCTAGTTTCTCGGTATCATTCTCCGCACTCGCTAAAATACTTCTGAAAGAACGAGACATCCTTACATCTTTTTCCCCTGTCTCAGGGTCTACAGCCGCAAGGTCAACTTCACCTTGGACTTGAGTCTGTAAAGTATTCAGCGCGGTTTCTGTGTTTACTTCTTCTACTGCAAGGGCTTCTGCCTGTTCTTGAGGCATACCCTGATTCACATAAGTCCCTACTTTTTGTTGAACAACCCAACTTGATTTGCCCCCCTTACTTACGTTTCGAATATTCGTCCTATACTCGTCATCCATTAAGCCGACTATTGTCCGATAGTCTAGTGCAGCTAGTTCTGAACTATCACTTATACCGCCATCAACAGTAAGCGCCCCTTGTCTTCCGTCTTCATAAGCCCCACTGACAGCTGCCGTTCCGCCTTGTCTACTGATTGTGTCGTACTTAAAACCTGGCGGTAGGTCTGTATCTCTGTTGAGGGTGTCTAGAATTACTGAGTCGTTGACCTGCCCCCCCGCTGCGACATTGCGAAGTGACTTTTCTATATTTAATTGAAGCGGATTGTCTTCTGAAATGTACTCAGCGGCTACAGCGTTGCCTATCCAAGTATCAGCAGACTCACTATCAGCTATTTTCTGATTTTTCTGGTTCAGTAAGTCTTGCCCAGTGTTCGTCAGCCCTTGCCCAGTGTTCCTGAGCGTTTGAAACTCTAATGCTCCAGGCTGCAGCGCTTCTGCGCGCGTATTAGCATCCACATTTAAATCTGTCTGCGTTTTATTCAGCTTATAGTTATCTTGTTGCAAACTATAATTTTGATCGTACTGCCGTACCTGCTCGTCAAACTTAGTTTCGTCGAGGTCAAACCTATCGCGCGCCAACTTGCTAGCCCGTTGTTGCTGACCATACCCAAGCCCTTGGGTTATCCCACTAACCAAGCCTGATCCGAAACCACCTGATCCAAAATTACTGGCTGCCATAGTCTTACCCTGTTAAATACTGAACGCCAACATCGCCAAACTGCCTATCGTGCTAAACGTTTGGGCTTTAGATGCTGCTTTCGCTTGTGTGTATTGGTTTTCGCGGGCGGTAGCATCAGCTGCTGCAGAACCCATTTGACTCAAAGAGCTACGATTTACGCCTTGCCCAATATTAATAAGGTCTGACATCAGACGGGTGTTTTGCTCTTTCTGAGCAATACGAGCGTCGTTCATTGACTGAATACCGCCGAGCGTACTTGCCCTTTCAAGCCCTCTACTTTGCTGTTGAATCTGGGCTGGCGTTAAAGCCGCTCCATACCGCGATATGTTTCGCTGGTTTACGCCTGACGCTAAAGCACCCGCTGCTCCTATATCCTCGCGCGCTTGGTCAACAAGAGTTGTATCACTTTGTGCCTTATCTATTAGCTCTTCTTCAAAACCTCGGTAATCTTTAACGTAGTCTAAGTAATCCGCGCGCGTCATTTCTGCAAAGGCTTTATCAGGCTCTGCTACATTAGCCAGCCCAGTTCCACCACCAGAAGCGCCATACCCGGCCCCGCCATATTGCGCTGCTATCCCCTCAAACATTAGCTATACGACCCCTTCTGGCTCATAAAGCCAAACTTCTTACCTTCGCTGTTAACAGGTCTAAAGAACGTACCTTTAACCTCTCGCCCTTTTGCACCCTGTCCATACGGCAAGGGTTCGTTTCCGCTTGTCTGCATATTTCCAAAGCCCTTAGCAAGCGCAGCACCTGCCACTTGACCAATCGCACTGAACTTCGCGTTTGATACCTCAGTATTTGCTTTAGCGCGGTTCAGTGCCTCAGACGTTGCCAGCCGTGACGCTTGCGCCATACCCGTTTGTGCATCAGATGCCTGTTGACGAGCAGTACCTAAAACGTTCGTGCCCATTTGATTTTGTATGCCTAAGCCAGAGTTACCTGCTATTCCAAGCTGGCCTGTCAAAGCGTTCGCTACATCCCCACTATTGTTTTCTCCACGAACGGTTTGCTGGGCATTTTGCCCAGAGAGCGCCTGCATTGTGTCTGCATTTGCACGGCCTCGAAGCTGCTGTGTTGGGTCATCACTACGAGATTGGTCGCGCATCTTGATTAACAGTGGGCCATACTTTTGTTTAAAATATTTGTGTTCAGCCATTGCTACGGCAGCAGATGCTTGTTCTGCTGCGGAGGCTTTTGCTTTTTTCGGCTTACTGCTCATTAGAGTCCTCTCGTATAAACAACGGTTTCTTTCGTCCAACCTTGGTTAAGTAGATAAGGCTCTAGCGCCTTTTCTGCTGTCCTTACTTCAATCTTTTTATATCCCGCGTCTTTTGCTACTTGTTCAAAGAACGGGTAGTACTTTATGACGCAACTCTGACCGCGCTTTTTAGCCCATGCGAGCCACATAAAAAAAGTGCGCTCCTCTGTAAACTCATCTACCTCCTCAGTGGTAATAACAAAACCTTCTGGAGCCATCCAAAAATGCGCTTGCCCGTTAACACAACTGGCGTAAACATCTTCGGGCTTGAATGTCAGATGAGGGTTCTCAACGACAATCTCTTCCAGACCCGTTTTTGCCCAATCCCAATGGTCGCGGATCGAGGCGTAGATAGGATCACCCCCTTTCTCGTCCGTACCGATTACGTCTTCCTGATCCAGACCCGCCGATCCCTCCATAAACCACTCTCCTAGCTACGCCTTCGTTAGCGTGTCTTGCTCTGCGCTCAGCGTTAACCACGGACTCTCCGAAGAGATTTCCGTACAGCTGTGCGCCTTGTAAATCAGACCATGCTTTTCCAGGCATCCTAAGAAGCCTAAATAAAGTGCCATTGACTACAGCATCGCGGTACTCGTCCATAATCTGTTCGTCACATGTAGTCGACGAGTGGGACGGCTTGAGCTGTGCTCTAATTATTGTGCTGGAAACTGCAGTCGCGTTGGGTACTGGAACTAGCCAGAAAACGCTTTTAGACTGCTGCACGTAATACTCTGGATCACCCGCGTAACCAGTCTCGCGCCACTTAGGTTTACGCTGCTCTAGCAAAGTAGTAGATATGGGTTCTAAGTCCTTGCCTTCGTAAGTAGCCCACATGACTTTATGGACAATAGTCCCACTCGGAGCCTCAAGGTCATATTCATAGATGTTGGCGACGGTTGTCACCGGATCTAGCTCAGTTTGGTATGCCCCCGTCCGTTCGCAGAAATCGATAGCCGCTGACCTAATCGTGTTTTCGACCAGTGTGTCAGGGCAACCATCAACCATCGGCAAAATCTCAGGAAGAAGCGCCTCGTAAGCAACCGCCATTTTTTATGCCCCCATCATCGGTGGCCCGCTGGCGTCAGCATTCGGATTACTTATTGCGTCGATTTGAGCTTTGCCTGTTACAGAAGCTGTAAACATTTGGAAGTGAGTCCCTGCACGCTGAGCATTACCCGCAAACTCAGCATCCTTCATGTACGCCATGTACAACACGTAGTTCATGATGGCGTTAGCAAAGATATCGGGGATAGATAAATTCCCGGACTGAGCAACAGTCGCGGGGTTAGATGAATAGACAATTTCTAGATATGAGTTCCCTGCAACGCCTGGGTATACATAAAAGTTTCTTGGGTTTGTCTCGTCGTAAATAAAATGCTTTACAACTGTCGTATGGGCAGCACTACCAGTAACGGTAGGGTCATGCCAATCAGGTGTTTGAGAATCCAAGACAGCACGATCTACCAACCGTACTGCTCTTTTTCCCGTGCCGCCGCTAGCAGCAGACATGTTCCGAATAGCACCTAGCAAACGATTACCAGCTGATGGTATTGCCTGTTTCGTGCCTGTTGCTAATGTAACGGTTGCGTTAACAGCAGAAGCGTCAGGCTTTAGTAAAGCTACCTCGCGCTGTGCGTCGTTAATCCAGAGGACTAGCTCAGCTACTACCGGCCATCTAACGCCAGTAGTGTCCTGCAATACGGTTTGCGCTCGATCTATTACGCTTTGAACAGTTACGGCCATGACTTTTACCTATGAGTTAAGGACTGATTCCCAAGCGGCTTCTCGGGCGTCTGAGCCAATTGATTTACCCATTGCTTTGTTTACAGCTGCGGCTTTCGGAGAGCCATCAGCCTTAAAGTTATCCGGGTCGCCTTCATCCATCATTTTTTCTAGGACTACGACAATGTCGTCGCTAGGCTCTTCACTAGCCGCTACAACAACTTCAGGTGCGCTTTTCGCTTCACCTTCTCTAACTTCTTTTGCACCCATTTGAATTGCCACTAAGCCAACCTCGTCCCCAACAGTTATTGGGATACCAGCCTCGAAGACAATTGCTCCACCACTTAAAGTCGTCACTCGTAATGACTCTGTACTTACTATCTTCATGATTTGTTCCTTTAGGGTAAAAACCCCCCCTCCGAAGAGGGGGAGGGAGTACTACTACTGCGCTGTATCGAGACTAATAACCCCGAAATCCTGTACAGACCCTGAGATGTCAGAGTTGTACTTTGGCTTACGCATTCCGAAAATCTTACCTACGGAAATACC